GTATCTCTTACTAAATCTTCATAAGTTTTAATTGCGCTTGTAACAATTGCACCCCCACCTTTGGTGGCAAAAGCAATGTTTTTGCGAATTATTGCAGGCATTTTCAAGCCTGGGCGAGAAGTTGGATCGCTTGCATATGGATCCATTGGTGCAAGACCTCCGAGAAAAGCCCTTACTGCTCTCACTGGGCGCGAAGGTGTTCTAGTAGTTCCTTTAACAGCTTCTGCTATATTAAGCGCTCGTTTCGCTGCATCTTCTTCTGCTTGAAGAAGAAGAAACCCTGTTTTACGCCATGCATCCGCTGCTTTCTTTCGGAATTTTATTTTTGCAGGAGTCATATCTTTCTGCATTGCTGTTAATTCTTTGACTAAAACTTGGCTGCCATCTTTAACAGACGTATATTTTTTTCTAACTTGCTCAACAACTTTTTTATTAGCTAAAAGAGATTTTTCCTTTTCAGGGTCATAATCCAAAGACATTGGGTTGACAAGACTCAAATCAATTTGTCGCTCAGCCATTTGTTGAATAGCTTTTGTTCTATTTGAAGCTAAAATTTTTTTAACTTGAGCAGGAGATTGACTACCAACTTTTTGTTGTTGCAACATTGCCTTTGCTTGTTGTTCAATACTATCCTTTACAACCTGATCGGTTGTAGACATAATTTTTTGAACATTTTCTTCAAGCAATAAATCGTACAAAACTTTTGTTTTTAAATTAGGAGAATCTGAACCTAATTTTTTTACAACCTTTGTAAGGTTTCTATTATAAGCATCTCTCTGGTTTGGTATGTTTTGTGTTAGAGATGAACCAGGAAATGCACTTTGTTGAAGATTTAAAAATTCGCTTGTAGCTGCAGACGCTGGGATAACTGCACTAGGTAGACCCGTAAGCGTTGCCGATACTTTATACGCTTCATGGAGCGCTTTCTCCATTCTCTTAACAGCGTTTTTTTGAATCCGCAATGCGTTTTGAAGTTTTTCCGGGGCTTTAGCTCCAACGGATTTAAAATCACTAATTTGTTTATCTATTTTAGAAAGTTCAGATTTAGCATTGCTCAAATGCTTTTTCATCTCTTCTATTTCAATCTTTGTCTTAGCCGGTCTGTAAACTGTTTCAACACCTTTTGGTGGATACATCGAGGCTTCGCTAATAGCCTCGGCTGCTCTTCTTGTTACTCGACGCGCTTCTTCAGCTTGTCTGGCTTTCTTCGCGGCTGCTTTAGACATTGGTTTTGTTGTCGGTAATTGCTTGGACCCTGCGCTCTCCGCTTCTCTCATTCCCGCAACTACTTGCAAAAGATTATTTCTTGCGCTTGGAGACATTTGACGGCCAAGACCTGGGTTCACTTTCGTGTCTGACATATCTTTTAATAGACTGCGGAATATGTCAAAATATGGATCTGTTTTTTTAGTTAATGCTCGTGAAGCATTGAATGGGAAAAGTTTTGCTCTTGGTCCTACTTTTTTAATTTTCCCAAAAGGATTTTCTGCATTTTTAGCAAATTGTTTTTTAAGATTTTCAAAAAATTCTGTTTTAGCTTTTTGATTTGTTACTATTTCTCTGTTAACACTTCTTATAAATTCATATTCTTGTGGTATTGCAACTCCAGCTTGATTGAAAAAATCTCTAATTTCTTTGTATGATATTTTAATTGAATTTCTTACTTTGTTTAATTGCTTTACCGCTGCGTCACCAGGCTTTGGAGTTTTTGGCGGAGCTCTTGATCCTGTTGCTTTAACATTATTTACTGCTTGTGTAACTGTTCCCACACCCTGACCAACCGCTCCACCAACTTGTGAAAGAGCTTCAATTTGTTTTTTTGTTTGCTTCACAACAGTCTTTACTGCTTCTTTTGCCTTAGGTGCTGCGTCAGTTGGTAAAGTAGAAGTTCCAATTATTCCCTCAGCCATTGCATTAAGCACTGTCTTTAAATCAAAATCAGGTTTCATCGCCACTGGTTTTCGAACTCTAGGCTTGGACGTAGTTGCTACGCTAGGTGCTGTTGATGCTCCACCCATACCGCTTATTGCAGCAGTAATGCCAGCAAATATTGATGCTATTGCTGTACCAGCCGAACCAGTTGGTGCGGTTTTAGGAAGTTTAGCAAGATCTGCAAAAGTTACGCCTTTGGAAGGAACAAGGGGAATGACTGGCCGGGGTCTTGACGTAGCACCAGCGGCTGGTGCTCTTGGTGTTGGTGCTTTTGGTGCCGGTGTGCTTGATGCTGGTGTTCCGCTAGATCCTGGAGTTTTTGGAGTGCGTGGTCCGGAACCAGAACCGCCTGGACCAGCAACATTCCCGCCAAATTTATTTCCCAAAAAAGTATTATTATAAAATACAGAACCCTTCAAGCCCTTTACTATTTTTTCTGCTGCCGCACCAGATGTTTTATCAACAGCCTTTACAGCCGCTTCAGCAGTTTTGGCTGTAGCCTTTGCAGCCTTTTTCCCTTCGTCGGTCCAACCTAATAATGATTTTAAAAATGATGTTGTACCTGTTAAGCCTGTCTTTGCGGTTTTATCAACAACGCTTTTTACAAATTTTGGATCTGTCGGACTAGCCGCCGTCGCAGTAAGTCGATTATTAAATAACTCTTGTATTGGTTGCGACAATCTAATTGCGGATGGATCTGGCATCATCCTGCGTCTGCCAAAAAGAGTATTTTTATAATTAGGGCTAAGTTTGTCTTGTTGTAACAAAACATTATCACCATATTGAGTTACTTTATTAAACCCCTTAACTGCTCTTGGGTTATCAATAAGTTCTTGAATATTAATTAATTTACTAGCGACTCCTGACAATTTTTTTATAGCAGAATTTGAGCCAAGAACTATTTTATGGAAAAATGATACAGTGCCGCCAAACAGCATTTTAAATACCGCAGTGAATAATTTTATTTGAGGGATTAGGGCAACAAGAAACAAAACGAAGCCAATAAGTTTTTTAGTTGCTGGCGACAAATTTTTTACAAAATCTTCAATCCTCTGTACAATTGGCAATATAAATTTTATTACATCACCAATGGCTGGAACAATTTGACGACTAATGCCCATAAGGCTTTCTCTCAATCTATTAAAATCAGCTGCAGTTGTTTTAATCGCCATTGACAATTCGGCTTCCATGATTCTGTTAGCTTCTTCTACACCACCAATTGCTTGCATAAAAATTTCTCGCCCAGACTCTGTTCCAACTTTTGCCAAGTAATCGGAAGTGCCTAAAAATTCTTTTTTAAGCATTTCATTAGTCTCAGCCCCGGCTTGTTGAATAACTTTTGCCCTATCTGTGTACTGTCCGTTTGCTTTTTCTATAGCCGATCTATGCAAATCTGTTAAATCTATAACTTTTTTAATACTAATTGTTTCCATTCCGGCTTTTTGTAATCTACTATTAACATTTGTTTCTAATCTTTTTGCAATAATAGATTCAGCACTACCGGTTTGGCGAAGAGCGGTTTGAAAAGCTGCCATTTGCTGCAGTGCAACTTCCATTCGTGGACCTTGACGAACACCAAAAAGTCTTGCAAAAAATTCTTGAGCGCCCTGTTCACCCTTGGCTTCTTTTAATTTATCATAACCGTCAATAAGTCTTTGAATGCTTCTCATACCGACATCGGCAGCCATATTAAAGTCTGGTCCCAGTGTTTGATTTAATTCTTGAATAATGCCTGTATTTTGTTTTGTCATTGCGACAAGCCTTTGCAACGAAACTTTAATAGAGTTAGCAGACGCTCCAACTTGGAAACCAGCCGCAACCATTGGTGTTAGCAACGCTGCGGTTTCTGTCATTGATAAACCAAATGTTGTTGCTGCGGCAGACACTTCTGGGAATGCGTCGGCAATATCTTTTAATGACAGCGCTGTTTTGTTTTCAATTAAGTTAAATAGAGCCAATTGCCCCTGCACCTCATCTAATACAGCATTCATTTCATCAACATTGGAAATATCAAAAACTATGCCTTGTTTTTGCGCTGCCTCTCTTCTAACACGAACAACGTTTTGATACAAAGATTGAATAAAATTTTGCGATGCAGAAATATCAAGATTGCCAAGTCTTTCTGCAGCTGCTGTAAATTCTGTTAATCTTGTGACTGCATCTGATGACACGCCTAATTCTGCAAAGTCACCAGCGAGGCTTTGCACAAGCACTCTTGAAATACCAAATTTTCTTGTTATTTGATCAAGATCATTATTAATTCTTGCAAGCTCAGTTTCTAGAAATTGTGCTGCATCAGTCATCCCAGCAAAATTGTCACCAATAAGTTTTTTCAACCTAACTTGCTCTTGTTCTAATTTAGTAAAACTAAAAAAAGCCGACTTCAATGCCAAAACAAATGGCATTGTTGCGGCTGTAATGTAATAAGCAGAACGCTGGGCTGTTTGCCCAGCAACTTTCATTCTTGAAGCAAATTGTTCAATTGAATTGCTTTTCATTACAGAGGCCAAGCCCTGCACTGAACCGTTCATGCCTTCAAGATGTTTTCTTGTCTGTTGATAACCGGCCAAGGCAGCTGGGGATAAAGTTCCAGCTTTAGAAGCTCTTGCTTGTGCTGCATTAAGTTCGTTTATTGATCTTGTTGTTTCGTCAGTTGTTACTTTAATTAAATGTAAATTTCTGCGATATTCGTTTAAACTATTGCTAACTACACCAGTATTTCTTTTAGTTTGCTCAAGAGCCTTGTTTAATGATGCTTGAGTATCAAAAACTTTTTTAGCAGAAGCAGAAAGGTCGGCTAAATGTTTTGCTAATGAAGAAACGCCAGCACTTAATCCAGTTACCTCACCGGTACCAGTGACAGTAGCATCTATGGTTATTTTAGTTGTTGAATCTCCAGTATCAGACATAATTTAGCCTTAACAATTATCGCATATTGGGTTAATTAAAGCAAAATTATTTTTATTATTTTGAAACAGTTTCATATCCAATACCAAAAGTCATATTGTTCACTATGTCGTAAGACTGTGCTTGTCGCGGCGGTTCTGGGTCATACCAGTCCTCGTCAAAATCAACTTCCGCACCTTGTGCGGCGGCGGCAATCTTCATTGATGTGCCTGTTTCATTCATACAAGCACGGTATAGCAAAAACAATTCGTTTAGCGTTAAATATTGTTCTAAGGATTCAATATTGACCCAAGCGCCAGTTCTAACAAAAACTTCTGATTCGTATTTTAGAAGAGGGAGATCTTCCCAATTTTGGGAAGAAGTCCCTGCCCCCTCTTCTCCTACAAGGAAGGGTCTGACCCCATCGCTGCCGACATAAGTTCACCAAATGAACGCAAGTCAAGCACATCTTCAAGTTTTTCTTTGTTACCACCCAATTCAGGGTCAACAGCAGCCAGTGCAATTCCTGCCGCTTCAACCATGATGTCAATATCTGCATCATCAAGAGTGTCTTCGCTTTTAAGGTCTTTAACAACCTTCATAAATTTTCTAAGATTACGAATTGTTAAAGGTTTAATTGTTCTACTTTTACCATCTGCAAACACAATTTCTGTGCCAGCAAGAATGTCTTTATTTTTATCGCTCAAGTTATCCATCCTTTTGTATTAAAAAGAGCTTCGCCCCTTTGGTATTAAGTTTATCACAAAATACAAAGGGGCGAAGCGTTTTGGCTAAATTATATTAATTAAATATTAAACTTGATCTACAATCTTGCCGTATTCGTAGCCCGTGTCGGCTACGGTTGGCAAAATTCTAAAACCTACTGCAAACATTGTTGCCTCTGCTCGCTTCATACTAATCGTTGAAGATTCCATCGAAATGGCGCGCTTCGCATAAAAAGTACGAGATTTAGAACTGGATGCGGTTGAACCAGGCGCTGTGCCTGTTACAACTAGCGCCCTTTCTGCCGGGATTACTCCCTGAGTACCAAAATTAAAGGTTTGGGTTGATGCACCGTCCTGAGTTGAAACAACATCGGTACTGTCATAATTCCAAGCCCTTGTAAGATTGAGCAAGGTGCCTTCGGCAAGGGTTGTCTTAACCATTACCTTGACTTTTGATTGAATAATTTTTGCGGCATCGCCAAATTGGTCAATTTCAATGTCAACCATATCTGGTTCCCACGAAATTTCCAATCCGTTTGAAGTTGCGCCAATGTCGCTAAAGTTATTCATCGCTGCAATTGTAGTTGCGTTGGCGTTGTCGCCAATTTTAATTGTTGCTTCACCAACAATGATATTAGAAACTGATACTGCCATATCTTATTTCCTCCTATTTATCCAGGCGGAATATTTTCCGACCTTTCTTGTCTCGCCATTTGGCGATCCTTTCTATATCTTTGGTATCGACCTCGCCTGCGCGCTTGCCTATACCGAGACCTTTATTCCATTCAAACTCATATGTTTTACTGCCGAGTTTAACGACATACCCTGATGTTTTACCAATGTATGTAATAGTAGTATACTCCATATATTATTATTTTACCATACCCAATTAAACATTGCAGATTTTAAAGTCTAAATTCATTCTAAACCAGCCTTCTTTTTCTAATGGGGCTGCTAAATCAGACCCAGTTTGATAAGAAGATAAAATTCTTGAATTAGACCCTGTAATACCGTTAGGTTGTGCTATTTGATCAGAAATAGCAAGTCTTTCAATAATTCTTTCTGCTATTAAAAATAAACGATTTACATCAGTATCAAAAATTGAATATCTAAGACCGTCTTTTCTCATCCAATAAGATTCAATACTGGGGGCTAGTGGCTGATAGTAATAAATCACATATGGCGCCGTTTCTCCATTTGTTGCAACAACAGGGAAAAAATTCATAACTTTCCCAGCAATACCGGTCAGTGTTGAATCTGCTTTTAAAGCAGTGTTAATGTCATAAACGCTAAGTGCCAAGCGAGCCTCCTACATTTTTAGATAAATTATTTACAACATTATTTGTTATACAATTTATAATAGATTCTTGTAAATTATCATAAGAATCTCCAGTAATTTTTTCATATTTCCATACTTCAATTGGATCTAAATAAATAAACATACTTAAATCTTGATTAGTTAGAATTGTATAATTTGTAAAAATTGTATTATATTCATCAAATATACTTTGTCTTATAAATTGTTCACTGCCCATAAATGCTTCTGCAATTGATGATTGTATTACAATAGGAATTTGATCAATTTTATTAATTAGTGGTTGTAAATTTTGTTGTACTTTAATATTAATCATTATATTTCAACAACCCTTCTGAGAGATACAACAATATGATGTTTTTTACCATTCATTCCAAATTTTGGTTGTATACCAACTATTTCATATTTATCACTATCAATCGCAGTGTTATTTCTGTCTTTTATATTTTGAAATCTATTGCCATATTCAATATATGTTGAATATTTAACAGGAACAATTGCTTCAAATTTTGAAATACTTTCTTGATACGGAATTAATCTTTTTTCATCCCCCGTTGATGTATTTGTACTTGGAGTTTGAAATTGAAATTTTATATTTGCAATTTGAGAGTACGAAGCGTATTGTTGACCAGCAGCATTTGTGGTTGTAGTTTTCTGAAAAATATCTCCGTGATGAGAAAATTTAAAATAAGTTTGAGATGACATCTAAACCACATAATCCATTACAAATAATGTGTAATCCATTAAGAGCACATCTGCATCAATGTTGCCGGTTGATTCATAAAAGTTTTGACTAGTTTGAAATTTTAAAACATCCATATCGGCATTATAAATACCATGTCTGCGATAAATTGAGTCATCAGTCATCATGTCTTCCAGAATTAGATCGGCGGCTTGCTCTACATTGTTTGGAACAAATGTCCATCCAAAATCACCTTCAATTTTATAATTATCTTCTTTTTCAAATTTATTAGAAACAACAATAGTATGAATGCTATCTAAAAAAGATTTTTTATATTGAATATAATAAGTAGTATTAAAATTGTGTGGTTCTTTAATTTTTTCTATATTATTAATAGCAGCGTCTGAATAGTCGTGAATAACAACTTGATCCTGATCTCCAAAATTTATAGTAACAACTCTCAGTGTTGTAATTGGTATTGGTAGATGCATAATTTTTTTTCCAGAACCGGCGATTTCAATAAATTTATTTGGATAAAAGTCAAAAGATTGACCACAAAAAGTATTTATAATATTTCTAGTTTTTTTCTCTAATTTATCAAACTTATCAAACCAATCAGTTTCTAATTCTGGATGATCTTCAAAGAATACATCGCTACTAGCATACGGCGTATAAACATTTATATATTGAGATTGAGTATATGATGTGCCACTTATTGTATAAGTAAAATCAACTCTGTACCTTCCAGCGGAATTTAAAACATAAACACCGGATGCTTGCTGTCCGTAAGTAATTGTATATACGCCTGCGCTTGTTCTTGTAGCGTTTGTTGGGCCACTTACTTGTGAGCCAAATTCGTGATATAAACTTGTGGATACAATATTGGATGTAGGATCGCTTGGTAAGGTAAGGGTTAATGTCTTACTTGTATTGATTTTTACATCATCCATAATAATCAATTATAACAGAAAATGCGTTTTAGACCTTAAAAGGTTTGCATGGCTACTGATACTTCTAAATCAGCAACATCTGTATCAAGATTTGAATTGGCGATTGCATCTGTTATGTTAAATGAAATAACAGTATTACTTGCATCTTTATAAAATAAAATTCCATCAGCATAATTGATTGCCAATTCTCCATGTTCCAGTGAATTAGCAACCGGGGCAGCATTGGCATTCCCTGATCTTTTAAGTTTTACAATGTTAGCCATCGGCTCTCCTAGTTAAAAAGTACCGCCATCTACAGTAACATTATCAAGATTTGTACCGCTCAATACTGTTGTCCCGTTAATCTTAAATACCTTTTCAGATGCAAGATTGATATGTTCAGATGATGTCCAAGAATCAGTTGCATCAACCCAATTCCAAGTCTTATTAGAAGCACCAAGAATTGTCAAACCAGCGCCATCTGCTGTTGTATCATCTGGACTTGCAACATTTGCCAAAACAACATTCTTATCTTCAACAACAAGAGTTGCTGTATTGAGAGTTGTTGTATTGCCCTGTACAGTTAAATCACCGGTTACAGTAAGGTTGTTGGAAATAGTAACATTGGCTGGCAAACTTAATGTTACTGCACCAACTCCAGAGTTGGATACTGTAATTTCATTTGCGGTGCCTGTCAAACCAGTTACGAGATTTGTTGATCTATCACTAATTTGAGATGCTGTAATTGAAATTGCTGAGTTTGCAGCGGCTGTTAACCGACCTTGCGCATCAACAGTAAATGTTGCAACTGAGCCGGCAGCGCCATAACTTGCAGCAGTAACTGCTGTATTGTCAAGATTAATTGTAACTGTATCTGTCGCAGCGGCAATTGATGTAAGACCAGTACCACCAGCAATAGTTAATGTATCAGTACCGCTTGAAATCGTAACAGTACCGCTATCACCAGCAGCAGTAAATGATGTTGCGACATTTGCAACTGCATTGTCAACATAAAGTTTTGTTGTTGCATGTCCGTTGTCAGATGGTGCTTGAACTGATAATGTTCCTGTAAATGTTTTATTTCCCGAAATTGTTTGATTGCTAGTTAATGTAGTGAAAGCTCCAGGACCTGCAATAGCTAAAGCAGTGCCGGTACCACCAGCCCCAGCAGTGCCTTCACCATAATAAAGGATATCGTCAACTTCATTAAATGCTAATTCGGCGTTTTCTAAACTTGTCGGTGCTCCAACTGCGCCAGACGTCCTACGCTTAATTCTTAATACGTTAGCCATTAATAATTCCCTCCATCCATAAGCAGATCTGCTGCGCTATGTACATGGTCAGCCCTAGCCGCCACATTGCTTGACCCAACACCAGCAGTTCTTGCGATATC